AAAAATTGTAATACCCCCCCCCCCCCCACATACGTACATAATTTCGCGTTTTTTTCATAGTTTTTTCCTCCTACTTCTATTCATCTACTATTTCTAAAATTGGTATATATTCATTATTTACACATATATAAAACGTACCTGCTATCATCACATAATCTTCACCAATTTCAGTTATAGGTATACTTATTGATACTGTTTCTTGTTTTGAAGTAACTATTTTATTAACATCTAAGTTGCCTAATTCATCAATAAATTTAAATTGAAAATCATATGATTTATCAGTTAAATAATTTGTGCCTAAACTTAAGTTAGTAATTGAGAAATTATTTCCTGTCGGTGTAAGTTCAGTCAATGCACTCCAATCGCCCCATGAACTTGAACTACTTTCTTTCACCCTCCAAGCATATTTTAAAGTGTTTGTTACTGCCCCAAATGAGTTATTCCAAAACTCACCACTAATGTTTGCTTGAACTTCTTTTGACATTTGTTCAACTCTTGAAATGTTCATTGATTTTATTCTAGGTGAAAAGTAGTCTAACCAAGTACCAACATTTACCGAGATTGGATAACCTGCCGATGGTGTTAAATCTCTGCTATCTTTTACATAGAAATAAAATGTTTTTTCACTAATAGCGTCTATACTGCCAGTTTGTGAAGTTATAGATTTATTTCCATTTACAACTTTATATTCTTTTAAAGTTGCACTATTTTTCAAACTAACACTAGAACTTATATTTGCTTTTGTATAGCCTTTTATAAATGAAGTTGTACTATTTGTCAATTGATATGTAATTCCAGATGTACCATCATTTGTAATTGTAGTACTAATTGTTGGCTTACATTGTGTTTCATTTATACTAGCCCACATCGTTGTTTCTTTACTACCAACCAATGTTGTACCACTATAAGTATCACAAGTAATCTTAACTTGTACTTGTTTAGCACTAGGTATTTTTGCATATATACTACTTGGCACTGTCCAATACTTTGTTGAAGAAGTATAATCGGTTGCAATTGTTTCTACAAGCGCATTATTTACATATGCTTTTAAAGTGTGTTTAAATGATGTACTAGCAATGTTTAAAGCAATAGTACTTACACTACCTATCATCGCATCAGTTGCGCTTATAGAGGTTGCACGTGGTATATCAGGAAGTGATATATTCCCACTTGCGCTTACTTTAGTTTTATATACATATCCATCAAAAGAAATACTAGAACTCCATGTTCCATCGGAATTATGAGATTGTTCCCAACTTCCACTCGCTCTAACTTTTTCTTTACCATCAGATTTTATCGCACTTTGTGTATAAGTGCCGCTTGTTTTCTTAGTACCTCCAAGATATATATTATACGGCAAGGCACTTGCCCAAGACCAAGCATCATAATTTCCATAAGGGTTTGCCGCATATTGCCTTATTTCGTAATAAATTGTATCTTTATTTGTAGTTTCATTTCTTCCACCATATTTTAAATACAATCTTAGATAACCCGTCACATTTTTTGTAACTTTTGTACTTGCTTCTAATACTTTTTGAAATTCAGTTGTTAACATTGTCATTATTCATCACCTACTAAATCTTGTAAATCTTCTATTAAATTGTTTAAGTGAAATAATTGAGTTACTTTTTTACCATTTCTTGTGCCTTTAACAATTTTCAAATATCCAATTTGCGCAGTACCTGTCACTATCAGCTTATCTATACCACTACCTTTATTGTTAAAAACAGCTGTTAAATCATCATAGTTATATACTTTCATACCTGTATTATTTAAAAGCATGTTCACTTCACTTGTACTACTCGCTATTTGTAATGCTCGTGTGCCAAAATCATATTTCATATTTTCAAGTGCCGATGTTTGTTTTGATACTTCAATAGATATACCATCAAGATTTGCCTCTAATGAAGTTGTTCTTGATTTAACGTTATCAAGATCGGTCTCTAATTTGTTAATATTTGCATTTGTTTTATCTGCAGTTTGATAATTACTATTTAAATCATTTTTTAAATTATTAGTTTCTTGTACAGTTATATTTATTTTTTCTTCTTGTTTATTGACTTCAATTTGAACATTTTTAAGTGCTTCTCCTAAACTGATGTCTTGTTTTGTTTTGATTTCTTGATTTGTCAAAACAGGGCTTTCAATAACACTTGAAAAAGTACCATCATAAACAAAATTGTGTTTTAGCACATAAGTATCGAAATATTTTGTATCACTTGTATAAATTCTTATTTTATCTCCAAGTTTTAAAAATGGCTTCCCATAATATGTCGTTAATTTAGAATCAACATATTTCATACCTTTAACTCTATTCCATATTGCCGTTATTGCCTGTTGCCTTAGTTCGGCATTATATAAAATATAGTCTTCACTTATTGTTAAAGTGTGTTCCCCGTTCGCTTCAATACTATCTTCATCTTTTATAGATATATTTTCATCATCAATTTTACTATTTTTGATTATTAAACAATTGATAGGTCCACATACAACTTGTCCACCTTCTACAGATACATAATCGTTTTTGTAAAATGTATAATCTGGTTCGTCATTCACACTTAACCAACACAAATCAATTTTATTTGTGTCATTATCTATATCAACAAATGAACAAGATATTTTAGCAATCGTTTGTAATACCGTTCTATTTGTTTCGCCATTTTTAAATGGGTTATCAATAATCGTAATCGTACTATTAAGAATTTCTAAAGTTTTAGGTATTAATCTTAGTTGATTACACACATCCAAATATAAGTCCACTAGAGTTTTATTGCCACTAGAATAATCAATGTTACATATATATTTATTGTCTAGATTTGTATACAAGTCGGAATATGCCGTTATTTGGCTCATATTTGCCGTTATTTCGTTATTTGGACGTTCGATAGTATATTTACCCATATTTATGTATTCGCTGCTTAAATCGACATATTTTACGCCAATTTTGACTTCTGTTGATTTATCTGTTAAATTATTTTGATCAGCTATAAAATTTGCTTTTAAACATTTTGCATATACTGAACCTATAATATTACCATTTACATAACAACCACTATCTATTTCTAACCTTTGTAAATTATTTGAATTTGTAATTGGCGTCTCAAATCCATCAACAATTATTTGCCCCAAACGATTAGCATTTGCTCTATTTTTACATTCGTTTATAAATTTTGTACTAGCCATAACCCACCTACAATTCAATTACTGCTTGTGAAGCAGGATTATATAACTCTATTAGCCCATCTGCAGTTTGATATGGCAACATTGCTTCGACTACTCTATCTCCACGATAGCAAGATATATTTTGCCATTTCTTAGTAAATGGATTTAGAAAATCTACACTTAATGTTGGGGCTTTTATTATTTCAGCATAGAAGTCTACAACTTCATCATCTGTAAGTGGTCTTGATACTAAATCTATTCGCCATTTAGTGTTTATTACATTAAGTACCATAGTACCATCAGCATTAGTAACGTCACGCCCACTATTTTTCGATACATCATACCATGATATTTTTGTTTGATTTGATAGATATTTTGAAATATCTACACCATTCAGTTTAACTTTTGATATAACCGAAACAGGCCCTGCCAATACATATTTGTAACCGTTCGCGGTAAATTCTTTTATCATAATTTCACCATCTTTCATTTTCCCTTGAAAGAAAGTGCTACACATTTCATAAAGATTTGATATAATAAAAGTAAAGGAGAGATTTATGAAGAAAATTTTGTTTATACTTATGTGTTGTTTGTGTTTATGCGGATGTGAAAAAGATATCAAAAAGCAAACAACGGTATGCATCAGAGAGTACACCCATTTAAATATGACAAGTGTGGAAATTTATAATTCGCAAAACAACACCATCACTTCTGCTTCATTAGGCATGTTATACTCATTTGATACATCATTAGAAGCCCTAAAAGAATATAAAAAACTATTAGATACCTACGAGGACAAAAGCTTAATTTCGCTCGATGAAAAAAATGTTTATGAGTGGTCTTTAAAAGATGCCGAAATGACTGGAGACTTAGCCAACAAAATAAACGAATTGGAAAGCAACAATTATATTTGTGAAACAAGAAATGTCGAATAGACATTTTTTATATTGGAATATTGATTGGGCACATACCTGTTTGATTTGTGATTTGATTTATTCTGTCAACTACTGTTCCTTCGTCTGTATGCACATGTACATTAATTTCACTTGTTTGTCCATTATATTGACCCATAACTTGAGACATTGCACTTAAAGTTGCACTGTATATAGCGCTTGCAATCTGTGATTGGTTTAACACTTCTGTTTTGCCGTTGGCATGTGCAACTATCTCTGCACCTGCTTCACCAGCCCAAAATAATGTCCCATGCGTTGGAGCACCACCATTTGCATATTGCGGTATACCTTTCCATGAACCATTTGAATATATACCACCTTTTTTCGTTCTTCCACCACTAGAGCCACCTGATCCAAAGTGAGATTTTATTGTAAAGTTAGTATCAGAGCCAAACCCCTTTGTAAAATATGAAATTGCCTTTTTACCAGCATTTTCAAAAACAGTATAATTTATATCTAATTTTGTAAAAATCTTTTCAATTTCTGATTTTTGTTTTTTTGCATATTCTGAATTATCGGTTAATAACGTATTATATTGTTCTTTTAATGATGAAATCACTTTTTCTGTATGTTTGTTTAATTCTTCATCAAGGGAATTAATTGATTTGTTTCTATTTGTGTAAGCATCAGAAATATACTGATTCCACTCATCTTGATTATCTTTGTTATTTTCAATCATGCTCTTTGCATAATTTAATTCTTGATTATAAGTATTTTCAATTGCTTCTAATTTTTCTTTGTGATAATCATCAAGTGCTTTTTTGTAGTTAGCATAGCTTTCCTCATCTAGCTTTTGATTTTTATCTGCAAATTTAGCTTTATAATATTCAATTTCCGTTTGAGATTTAGACATTTGGCTGTTAGTTAATTCTCTTATCTTTTGTAATTGTTCAGATATATATTTGTATTCTTCATCAGTAAGGTAACCTCTTGTTTTTATGGCATTATCATATGTTCTCGTTATGTTGCCCTGAGCGTTTTTCAATTCTTCCTTTTGGTCTTTGCCATAACTAGTAATTGATTTCAATATCTTTTTTTGTTCTTCTTCACTAAGTTTTGTTCCTTGTTTAAACGTTGCACTCACAAGTTCCAAACCATAAGTGGTTGTTGAATCGATCATTGAGATTGTGCTATCGCACATTTCCTTTATTGAATTTTTGATATTTATAGAATCCTCTTTTGATATTTTTTCAGATAATTTTCCAAATTTCAATCCATAATAATCCATTTTATTAACATTATTTTCAAATGTTGTATTTAAACTAGATAAATCATTCTTTAGAGTTTTAAACCTTGCAGTATTATCATTTAAAGAAATATTAAGATTATCAAGTGTACTTCTCCATTCAGAAGTTGATATATTTACATTTCCAAATATCTCTTCTTTTGCTAATTCTTCCATTCCCTTTTTATAACCAAGTAATGCTGACGTTCCAGCGACTATTGTACCAGTTAATGCTCCAATTGCCGCACCTAATGGTCCTCCAATAACCGCACCCAATGCAGTTGCTCCGCTTACAGTGCCCAATACACTTACTGTATACTTTTTGTATTGTTCACCGCCATACTGAGCCTGTTTTGTCATTTCTTTCATTGCATTGTAAGTTCCTTTTGAACCAAATACAACGCCAGATATGCCCGCAATAGCCACCCCTGTTTTTAGCAAGATTGGCAATGATGCTTTCAATTTAAGTCTCATAAATGAAGTTGAATCTCCAACATCTTTTAATCGGTCTGATAAAGTGCCTACTCTTTTCAACAACTTAAAACCAATCAATGTGGCAACAATACCACCCATTAATTTCAAATTTGAATATCCTTCTTTAAATTTAAATGATATTTTATTTGTCAAGGGATCTATTTCTTTTGTAAATCCTAACCACTCCATTATTTTATCTCTAATTTCAGTGGCTTTCATTCGGACTTTATCCATACCATTGTCATAACCTGTTATGGCATCTAATAATCGTTGGTCTATTCCACCACTTGCTGATATTCCATTTCCATTATCATTATTTTCGTTAATGTTATGTATTTCATCAAAGCCTAATGTTTGCCTTTTTAACTCTTTTACTGCTTTACTAGCATCATCTGCACTTTCTTCAATGCCATCGTATATCCCCTCTTGGCTTGCAATACCAGAGTTGTAATCTTTTAATTCAATTCCAAACATTGTTGCAATTGCAAGTGATATTTCTTTTATTACCATTAAAAATGCATTCGCGTATGGTAACGCCTTTGCAAAAGTGCCAATAAATAAACTGGAAAAAGCAACTTTTGTTTCTATTAGTTGTTGTCTAAACACTTTCATTTGGTTTGAAGGGGACTCTATAGTGTTCGCTAAATCTCCCATTGCTATTTGTGCTTGTTTCATTGTTGCTATATATCTAAGAATTTCTTTTTCAGCCTGAGACATATTTTTTACTTGTTTATCTATTCCTAATTCATTTAATATTGGCTGCATACTCATTTGTGTAACGTCTATACCAAACGACCTTAAAGGCTTTGTTTGACCAGCATATACACCAGCCCTAATTGCTTCCGCAGTTGCGCTTTCTGTTTTGTTATATAACGATGCTAAATCATAAGTTAATTTGGACATTGTTTCAGACATTATTGAAGAATGTTTATCATCAATTCCAACAGTTTCACCCATTGATTGAAAAATACCTTGCATATATAAAGTCTGAGTTTTATTTGTTCCAAACGCTTCATTTAGTTTGTATTGAAACTTAGTAGCTTCACTGCCCAATTTGGAAAACATTGTTTTTCCATTTTTTTCAACATTATCAAATACAACATTAAATAAGTTTAATTGTTCTGTGTAATCAATTGCTTCATTAATCCAACCAACTGCACCTAACGTTATTTTTTTCGCACCTACAAATGTAAAAATATTTTTAAAAGCATTACCTAATTTGTTTGTGCTTTCAGTCGCTTTGTCTGTTGATTTTTGCATCTTGTTTATATTTTTTGTTACATTTAATGTTTGATTAATTGCAGAATCAGTTTTATTTTCAATATGACCTAATTCTAGATATACATTAGTTAAAACATTTTCAATATTAGTTAAACTTTTCACTAAAATATCAACGCTTGTTTTTGCTTCTTGTGCCTTTGTTTTAATTTGCAATTCAAGTGTTTGATTATTATCCATTATTTTCACCTACCTTTTCGGTTGTTCCCTTTATGGTAGCGCTATTTTTTCTTATTGCGTTTACTTGAGCTATTCTTGCTTTCATATCAGCAACATTGATTTCTATTTGTTTTTTCCTCTGTTCTTCAGTAACTTCTGCCCTTTCCTCAAAGCCGTATGGTTTTTCAGAATATTTAACTTTCTGTTTACTAAAAGCATTGTATAAAGCGACTGTTATCGCTTCATGAAAATATGCTCCTTGTAGCCAAGCATTGTTATTAAACTTTTCTTGTTCGTTTTTTAACTTTGTGAAATAAGAAAAACGGTATGCCCAGAATAGGTCTGGGTCATCTTCCCAAAACTCTTTCACAGACATACCGTATGTGATTGCCATAGGCAACAAATCATAAAACCAATCTGTTAAGTTCTTATATTGTTTGCCTTCTTCTCCCTCACTGTCTATACTTCGATTATCTCTAGTTCCTCGTCGTTCTTCGTTGAGTCTATATCGGCTAGGGCATTCATAAAAGATTGATATTCCTCAATCGCAAACTTTACAACCTTAGCAGGATTTTTACCACTTTTTTGATAACTTTCCATCAACTTGATTGCTAAACTTGGATTGACATCTTTATGATTAGCAATAAATAAACTTGTCCATACTAAGTCATAAAATGTAACTGGTTTTTTATCAAACTCTTCAATACTAAATCCAACTGCTTCAAGCCATTTAATACTATCTCTAGTCATTTCTAAAGTATAATCTTTATCATTTATTTTTAATTTTAATTTTTTCATTGTTTTTCCCCACTTCCTTTAATTATTCAGTTGCTATTAATGCAGTAACTTCTGTTGATGATTTATCAGCAATTTGTGTACTTGGAACTGTATGTAATGTGCATTCGATTACACCACCAACAGATACTTCGTTTTTCCAAGTTTGGCAAATAGCTGTATATAATGCACCTGTTCCATCTGGATATTTAATTAAAATATCTTTTGCTGTGTTATCACATACTGCTTTTACAGCTGTTAAGTTTGCTTCACTATAGTTGTAAGTAAAGTCCATATCACCAGTATCTGGTCTATCTGGGATATACACTTTTGCAAGATCGCTTGAAGTTGTTATTTCAACTGTTCCACCCGCTTGTCCAGTCGCTGGAGCACCTTTAACTGCTACTAATTTTTCTTTTGGGAATTTTGCATCAGAAGATTCTTTTATTCTAATTTCAATACCTAAATCTAACATTATTTTTTCACCTCTCATCGTAATTTCCCTTACAAATTGGAGCGCTACATTTATTTATGATTGTGCAGTCTCCCAGTTCTGCATATATCCTTTCTTTTAAAGGCAGTGCAAGAAGAAAGTTTACACTCTACAATCATTTAATTAGGATAGATAACTAAATTATCTAATCCATATTTTGTATCTAATTTTCCAGTTATTTTTATAATATTTCTATGTACATTAGAATCAGCATTTATTGCATCTAATTCTGTTTTAATGGTTACATGATAATTGTTTTTAAAATAATCAACTACTTGTTCAGTAACTTCATTACAAATAGTTCTTTTTGATGTTTTTCCACTTGCCATTGAATAAACATTTATTTCAATACCAAATGTATAAGTTTCTTCTCCGTAACTTAAATTATTATATTTATTAGTTACTGGAAGTAATTTAACTGGCGCTATAGGAAATACTTTACTTTGCTGTGGCATTGCTTTTGTAACTGTTGGTTTATATATTGATTTTTCTTCAACATATTTTTTTAATTCTGGAAAGATTTTATTTTCAAATATATTTTCAACTATCAATATAAATCACCTACTGTCTTTCTTATTTCAATGTCAACTATGTTTCCTATTTCATTTTTAATATCTTGAAATGCACTATAGAACATATGCCTACTTGGTAAACCTCTAGTCCAACCATAAGTGCCATCTTCTTTAGGATATAGCCACCCTTCTTCACCATGTTCATTAACATCATATTTCCATGACTTAAATGGTCCATCTGGGTTAGGGTGTGGATTATTAGAACCTACAATACCTGTACCCATTTCGTTAAAGATAATTACCATATCATTAGTCCATACTCTACCAGTCTTTGTATTATCGTCATATTGCCACTGTATTTGGCTTGTATGATTAGAAATACCATTCGCATAGCAATACTCTAATACTTTGTTATACATCATTTCTGTGGCATATTTAACGGCATTATCAATACCTTTTGAATAGGCTTCTTGATATTTATTTAGAAACTTTTTTGCTTCCTCTAGGCTTTTCTTCGATAGTTCCATCGTTAGAAGTGTTTTCATCTTCTAAATTGACCTCTTCTATTTTTTCTTCTTCGACAAGTTTATAACCTGATTTAATAAAGTCATCTCTTGTTTTTTCATCAAAAACTACTATTCCATTTGTAAATTTGTACATAATTACACCTACTTTTCTCTAGTAATGCCTTTTATTGCCCACATACAAGCTTCTTCTATTTTTGTCATTGCTAAACTTTTTTCTCTACTATCTTTCAAATTTTCAAGTATATAAGTTGCAATATCAGTAAAAGCGTTTCTTGTGTTTGCAATTTTTTCTTGTGTTTCTTCCTTGTAAATAGCATTCATTAGTTCGTTTGCTTTTTCTCTCATAATTTCACTACTTTCCTGTAAGTTTTTCAAAATATATAATTATAACTGAATTACCATCTCTTGGTGGTAATAATCTATAGTTAGCATTATCTCCATAGTTTTCTTCTCCATCAGGTGTGACACCATCAAGATAAGCCACATCAAATTCCTTAAATTTGCCTTGATATGATATAGGGATAACTGCTTTTTTCATTATGCTTGCTTTTTCTCCAAACTCTGCAATATCAGCATCAGTATTGACTGGTTGATAATTAAATTTATATGGCTTATTATTTGGCTTATCGTATACATTAATCTCATTACCTTCAATATCTAACTGCGTACCACTTTTACTTGCTATATAAATATCTTTGACCCATTCTTTAGGGTTAGCTTTCACACTTATCATTTAGGAATACCTGCCTTTGGTGGCATTAGTTCTCTTAGCAAGTCTGATGATATTAAACCAGGTAAATATGTAATTGATAAACCATTTTCACTATAAGATTGAACATTAGTAGAATCCATTTTGTTATACAACTCAATTGCACATCTTGTTTGCCAATTTGCTAATCGTTTGTTTTTTTCAGCATCTATTGTTGTTTTTGTTAAATCATAAGGATAAAGTGTATTTAGAGCCACAACTTCTGCGTCATCTAGTTTTAATTTAAACACTTCATCTTTTGTGTCATCAGCTACATCGCCTAAGATTTCTAGTCGCATTTTCTTTAATTGATCTTCTTGACTCATAAATACACTTCCTTACTTTAAAAGATTTATTAAGCAGTAACTGCTTTTGTATTAACTGGGTTTGTTGTAGTATTAGTTACATTAACCTTTACTTCCTTAGATGGTTTAGTAAATGTTGTATTTAATCCAGTAATTTTTCCGTGAAACCATTCTGGACCGTGGTCTAATCCAATTTGACCAAAGATTTGATATTTAGTTCCTGCTCCTGTTTTTGCTAATTCTTCTAAGAAGAAGTTACCTTTATTTGGAACTGGTTGTTCTACTGGTCCAATTACTGATGGATTAATTGCTAATACTGTTCCCGCTGGGATAAATTCACCTATTGCTAAATGAACTGTTGTACCAACTGGTAATATTAAATCTCTTATTTGAATTCCATAGCCACTCATATAAGCTTCTCCAATTGGCATTTTCATTTCAATAGCATCACCATGTAATTGTAATAAGTTAACTGAATTCATTAATAATACAATGTTAGAAATATCTCCGCCATTGTCATTGATTTTTTGAACTAAATCATTAACTAACCACATATCTAATGGAGCATTAACTTTGTTAACACCACTACCACTTTCAGCACTAATTATGTTAGTAGTAATTGCAGCTACCATACCTCTTGTTTTATTAATTGTTGCGTCAGTTGTTGCTTTATTATAAGTTCCTTGAATAAATGTTTTTTCAATACTTCTCTTGATTTTTTCCATCTTTCTAGCAACTTGGAAAGATAATTCATCTTGTGGATTAGCTTGTTGACCTGCTAAGTTAACACCACTCAATGTAGCCATATTAGATTGTTTTGCATATGAAATAGCAACTGATTCCATAAATATTTGAGTAACATTACTCATTGGGCTTCTTGTTACAAATGTTGCAGTTGGAGCTGTTAATGAAGCTGTTTCACTTATTTCTGGAATTGCTCCCTCTTCACTTGTATAATATTGTCCACATACGAATTCTACTGAATTTGTATATTTAACTCTTCCACTTATCATATTTAAAAATGGAGTTTTTGTATTTGCTTTATTGTATAATAATCCTGAATAGTTAGGACAACTAAAGCTTTGTACTGTTTCAGCACCTGTCATTTTTCTTCACCTCGTTTAAAATTTCTATCCCTTTTTTCTAAACGAGCGCCACACTTTACTTATTTAATTTTTTTTCTTGTTCTGCTTTGAAAATTTGAGTAGTTAATTCAGTTTGCTTCAAAAAGTCCTTATCCTTTATTGCTTGCTCAAGTTCTTTTTGTAACTCTGCAACCTTATCAACAGGATTTGCACCTTTAGTACCACCTACTGGTTTTGGTGTGCCATTTAACAATTCTGTAGTAGTTTCATTTTTAGTTTGCGCTTTTGTTTTATTTAATAATGTAATAAAATTATTTGCTAATTTTACTGATTTATCGCAATCTTCACTTATGATATTTTGTAAAGTTTCTTTTAATTCAGTATCTTCATCAGTAATTTTAATTCCATTATCTAAGAATAAACCTTTTACTGCTAATTCACTTGTTTTAAGTGCATTTGCTTTCTTATCTACTTCCAATTGTTTTAACTCTGCTTCTCTTTTTTCATCGTCAGTCATTTTTGATTTTTTGAAATCATCATATTCAGTTGATAAAGTAGTATAGTTACTTTCTACTGTTTTATATTTAGCGTTTAAATCATTATATTTATCTTTTGGAATCATTAATGTCGCTAAACTTTTCGCAATAGCATCAACTCTTTCTTCATTAGTTGTAAGTGTTTCATCACTTAATACTTTTTCGATTTCTTCTTTCATTTCTATACCTTCCCCACTCTTACGTTTTTATGGATGTCTCGTCTCATCAACGGAGTGTTGTAGATTTATGCTCTCTACAATAAGCAAATTTATATAAACTGATGAATCAGTTCGTATACAATTGGTCTGACATGATGGATTTGAACCACCAATCTCACGGTTCCAAACCGCGCGGAATAGCCAAATTATCCTAATGTCAGGTATGGCGAGCAATATGAGAGTCGAACTCATGTATCATGATAGACAGTCATGCATAATAGCCGTTATATTAATTGCCCTTTTATAGAGGAGTTAATCCTCTTTTTTATTAACCTCTCCAGACTCATCCTTTGAGGCAGATGTCGTCTTATTAAGACTTCCATCGCTATTCTCATTATTTTGTTTTATTTGTTTATTTGCTTGTCCAACAAATAATTTAATCCAATTTTCTATACCACCATAGAATCCCATTGATTTATTAAATGTTTCATTTGGATCACTATATAAACCACTTGTCGTCATAGCAACATCTGGTGATATACCACTTTGAATTTGATTCATCATACCTTGTGATTTAACTAAGAAATTATCTGATTTATTTCTTGTAAATTTTTGATCTATATCTTTTAATGTTAATGTCTTTATTTCGCTATTTGGAGCAAGCCTACATATTCTTAAAATTAATTTAAGTTCCGGTTTAGAGCATCTTTTAAATTCCATTTCATCGCCATCTGCTCTTGCGTCAGCCATTGTCCAACCTTCGCCTAAATATCTAGCTTGTCCAGTATCTCCACCACTTGCTTTATCACTATTTTTAGGAATACCTACAATATTTAAAGCAGTATTGAATAATCTATCATGTAATACTTTTGTATTGTCATGTTTTATTTCATTTGATATTAATTTTAAATCTGCTGGTCTACTTGGATCTGATGTTGCAATTTTAATTGCTCCTAAATCAAGTAATCCCTCATAATCTTCTTTATCAATATCTTGGTTAACAAATACAAGTAAACTTTGTATAAATTGTTCTAATCCGTCCATTTCATCAGATGTAATTCTATTTAAGTTATTTAATATATCCATAACTATTTCGATAATTCCTATTCTTGATTTATTTAAGTAATATTCAAATATAGGAATTTCATTTAATATAGTAGGTTTTATAAGTTTAACCTCAAATGCTGATGCAACACTTGGACTAGTCATTTCATAATAAGCATTTTTTGTATACACACTACCTTTTATTGTGTAATCTTTAACGCCTCTTGTATAGGTACAACCAAACAACTTTTTATGAGGTAATCTACTAGAATAAACACAAAATGTTGTTTTGCTATCAAGATTTTCTATCATAAAAGGACTATCTTCATTTATATCTGGAAGAACTAATCTATGCCCTATTCCTGATATATATAAATCTTCTGCTAATTCAGTGTCTTTTGGATATTTATCCTCTGCTAACATATAACTATTTAAAGCTCCTACTTCTTCATTAGCAACATCACCACGTTGTACATACTGTATTGGTTTACCAAAAACAAATGATTTTTTAAATTCAACCATAAAATAAGCGTTATTTTCTACAACTTTGTTATTTATAGTTGGTCTTACTTCTTTAACTTTGTCTAAAATTGGTTGAAATCCTTTGTAATAATTTTCTAAATAATTTATTTCCCTTGAATTTTGTAAATGAACACTAAATACATCATTTAATATCTGAGATATTGTTTGTTCATTCATTTCTTCTGGTTCATAATCTGCATAAATTATATGTCTACCAAATAACCTAACCTCATCTTGAACTGGCATTACTGGTTTATCAGTAGGTATTTGTGCATTTGTATTATTATCAACTGGTGTTTCAGTTGCCTTTACTTCTTCATTTTCCATTAATTCACCATCTTTCATACTTTGGTATTCCCAAAATATAAAATAAGGGAACACAACAATAAAAATTAGATTCTTACGGTTATGCTCCCGTGTAGCACTAAACGACCAATGAAGGGAAAAACTAGGCCGTTCGCTACATTTATACATTATTAATAAAAAAATTGTTAGTTATGAAGTATAAAAGTCCAACATAAATTGGACTTATTTGTCAAAAAAGACGTCTTATAGCAACCGGTTTAGATAAAGTTCCTTTACCAAAAATAATTTCACTTGCATACATACATACTGAATCAATACCATCATCATGCACATTTGGTTTATCGAAAGAATATTTAGTTATATTATCCATCATTCTACCAATATCGGTATTTGGTCTGACAATCGATTTATCAGGAAATATAATTTGTTTTTGAACAATACCACGATTATTCTTTATTCTTTCTTCTTTTTTAACAGTATTATATTTTTCAATAATAATACACCAATATATACCTCTAGCATGTAATCTATCTTCTAATAATCTTTTTAATGAAGTATCAATGTTATTTTCAATCACTAATGTTGTAATTCTATGCTCAATTATTTTTTCAATTATTTCATCATATAAATCATCCATTGGTTTTTGTTTATAAATGGCATCAATTAAATAATGATTACCATTATTGTCATTCTTAAATATTGGCATAGATACATTGTCTTTTCCTTTACGAGCTGTATCTAATGTTGCCATTGAATTTGGTATTAAATGAACATTTAATAATTCTTCATTTGTATATGTTCTAATACATTCCCATGCAAATTCTCTTCCTGTAGGTGCAATAGGATTTTGTTGATATACGCAACTAAATAAAAATGGATCTGTATTTTGTTCAATTTGTTCTGCTATTTGTTGTGGATATACTTCACTACAAGTTGTTTTGTGATTTTTATCAATCATTGGTACACGAATAACTATCGTTGATTTATCTTCACTCTCCATAACGTAAGGATTATCAGTTGGTTGTAATGTTGATATTTTATTTCTATCTTCAATTATTCTATTTAAAATGTCTTCCGGTGTCCACTGAGTACCAACAAATATAAATTTACACCTTACTCCATCACGTCTATTCCACCATTCAGTATTCCACTTATCATATATTCCTCTATGAACGCTTTCACTATTTGCTTCTTCTGCTCCTTTTGTCATATCATCAAATATAATTGCAAATGAAGCTCTTTCTCCAGTAGTTGAACCATTACGAGTTCTTGCTATATGATTTGATTTAGGAACATTAGCGTTTTTTATTTTCCAATCTGATTCTCTTTCTACTTCAAATGGCTTTCCATTATATAATTTGAACAAAGGAAATATTTCGGCAAATTCAGGGCTAGATATTATTCCCTTAACAGTTCTACTAAAACCTAAAACTAATTCATCAGAATAAGACATTCTTATTACGGAATTATTAATACTTATACCATAACCCCAAGCAGTAAATAATGTTGCTAAATAGGATTTACCCATTGATGGTGGATAAGATACTACTAGATATTGTAATCTATCATCAAATGCTATTCTATTTAAAGCATCCACATATGGTTTTAGTACGTTTCTACGATTTGCTAATACCTTTCGTGGCATATTCCATTCAATATAATCAACAAAGCACTCAAAATCTCTCCTTGCACAAAAACAATAGGCTCTTTTATAATAATCAAAAAAGAGAGCCATATTTTCAATTTTGCTCCCTTCAATTAATTTATGTAATATTGGAATTAGTTTAGTCTTTGCTACTTTAACACTACCTAATTCATCTTGCTTATACATTTCTTCAAGAATACTCAAAGCACTATTACACCAATCTAATTTATCACGTTCTTTCATTTTTGATGATTTAAGAACATTTAATATATCTGTAAAAGTGCTTTCAAGTGTTGTTTCTTGCTTTTTTATTTGGATTTTATCTCCAACTTTTATCATCTAATCACTCTCTCTTTATATTTCCCTAGAGAGTGCCACACTATTTTATACTAATCTTTTATTTCAATGCATTTGTTTTCCCATTTTTTATATGCATCTAAATATAATTCTTTTTTATCACCATTATAAGTTAATTCATAATACATACCATCACTTATATTAGTGCTTACTAACGCTTTATTATTTTGAAGCGTTTTACAACTCCAAACAATAAATACATTATTTTCAGTTATTTTCATGTTATCAGTTATTTCAACTCTATTATTAAAATAATCAACAATTGTTTTTTTACATAGTTCTAAAAATTTGTCATTACTCATTTTTACACCTCTATTTCTTTGGCATTTCTATAAATACATTAGCACCATTTTCTAAACATTCAAAAATGTGCTTATCTAATTGCTTTTTAACTTCTAATGTTCTTTTGTTTGTAGGATATTTAGCTACTACAATATTGTTATCAGTAACAATTACATTTTCTAGTTCTTTATCTTCAAAATAATCTCTATCAACACCTAATTTAGTTGTAATTAATTCTACTAATTTTGGTTTAGGTTGTTCTTGATTCTCTAATACTCTTTTAATATTATCTCTATAACTATTACCTACTAAAGTGATAAGTTCATCACTTGCCATTTTCTTTTTTTCTAATAGTGATTTTAGTTCATCACCTATAACTGTTTTAGGATTTCTTTGACCAATTCCTAAAAATTTCACCATTCCTGTAAATTTTTCATCTTGACTTATAATTAACATATTATTCATTTTCTATTCCTTCTTTCTTCACTAATCAAATATTTTATAAAATTTTTCCATTAATTTTTCTTTTTCAATTCTTTCATAATCTTTTCTAAACATAACTTGAAACGCAACATCTTTTGACAATGTATTATCTAATATAAAGGGTATTTTTTGACCAAAAAGTTCAAAAAATGTTACCCCAGTATACTTATCAACTTTTTTATAATAAATGCATTGTGTAGATTTTAACTCTGCACGTATTGTGTCCATTGCATATGGAGATACAATAACAATAATCTTCATATCATCAGTATTGAAATAACGATCGCTATAGGCTAGTTGTCTTAATTCAAAAACAGCATCACATAATCTGTTCAACATTATTTACCACCAAATATTTCTTTCAATAAACCGAACACTAATGCACATACTAATCCATGCCAAAATGTCCATACAAATTTAATACCAAATGCCCATATTATTAAATTACCTAATCCCCAAAATATAAGGGCTGATAAACTTAATACAAAGGCAATCGCTAATATCGTTCTTAATCCAATTAATAAATATTTCATCTATTCACCACCTTAAAACAAATCTTTTTTAACCTCTTTTATCTTTCTTGTTGCCATATTTTGCAATATTTTAAAATCTATTTTTGGATTCTTAAATTCTTTTAAAATACTCCACATTTCTTCTGTAATTAAGCAATGGAATACTGTGCTTAATAATTGTGGTATTTTCCTACTTGTCCAACCATCTAATGCAATTTTAGAATATTCTTTTTCAATTAAAGTGTCTGTAATATATTTATCTGCTATTTCTTCTTCAATACATTTGCCATTGCTAATGATATTGGGAGCCCATACTTTATGATGCTTTTCTTTAAAGTCGTTTCCAACTATTTTTGCCCAAGTCTTTCTACCATATTTATTACAATAATCATAATTCTTTATAACTATTCCTTCGCCATTGCCCATGCCATCTTTAACTAAAAATTCTCCTGTTTTATCAAGACATTTAATAAATGTATCATAATTACCATTTTTAACAATACAAATTGGCGGAATATAATCAATATTAAATTCTTCTAACATAGATTTGTATGTTTCATAAGTTAAATATTCAACATTTTCTTCATCAATATCTATTGTTACATCAAATACATAAAATTTCCTCCATGCGTCATCTCTATAGGTTTTTAATGCATGAGGGACAAGCCATTCACCATATAATCTATGATTTGGATGTTTTTCAAAATATTTTATGATTCTTTCATCATTAATCATAGCATTCATAAACCCTGCATTGTCTTTATCAAGAGTTAACTCTCTGTTTCTACTACCAAAATGTAATCCGTTTTCATCTTTCCAAATTGATGAGTTAGTACCATCTATTTTATAAAATACATAGCATAAACCTGCATCAATTCCTTCTACCTCATCACTTCCGTATTTTTCTATATGTTGATATTTTCTAAAATTCATTTAATTTCACCTACTTTTTTTATTATTTCTTTTAATTCTTTTTGCCCCTCTTTTGAAGCTGGTTGAGATACCATGTTTACTAATACACCCTGTTGTAAACCTAATGCTTTTTCATATTTAACAAGAATTTTACTTCTAAACGGCCACTGGCCATGAAGATAATTACTTATGTTTTGAGGGGTTGTCCTACTTTCACCGAGTTGTTCTTCTATTTTGTTTAATTCTTGGCACAATTTAGCATTAGTCCATTTTTTCTTATGAAGAATCATTTGTATATAATCAGATACATTTATCATTATTTATTTCTTCACCTTCATCTGTAATATAATGACTCAAATCAGTAAAATGCTTATCTGGATTAAATGGTAATTCACCTGGAAAGTTTCTTCTTAAATAGTAATGTCCACCATCTACCGATATCTTTCCGCATTTACATTTTTTGTAATCATGTACTGTCTTGCTTTCTATAATGTCACCACAATAATTGCATTTTATTTTGTTAGTTATTATTTTCATATTTACCACCACATTGTCCAAAATATTAATTTAAAAATGTCAAATATTTCGTCCTTGATTGAATTCAATTTATATTCTGATAGTAAGTTTGTATCAATATACTCATTAGATAATTTTATTACTTTATCTATCAATTCTAGTTGTGTATATTCTTTACCCTCATATTCAAATCTATGGAATTCTAAATCAACTATTTTACTTGTTTTTTCTTTATATTTTTTAAATCTGCTATTTACCCATTTTATAAATTCATAATCAAGATTCCAAGTTTCGTCATCAGACCAACCTCGTGTCCTTCTTTGAAACCAATACTTGATGCTTCTTTTAAGTGTTCTAAGTTTCATTTTTCCACCTTCTTTATTATTTGAATTGTCCTAGCTCGTCCATTTTGAGTTTTTATATATCCTTTATCTTCTAAAATAAGCAATTTCTTAAATACTGTGTTAACATCACACTTTAATATATTGGCTAGCTCACGATTTGTAGGACTATATCCATATTCATTAATAAACCACTCTATTGCTTCCAATAACATTTTTTGTTTAATTGTTAACATCTAATCACTAGCCTTAAAGTTATATATTGGTTTAATTATTTTAATAATATCTGCTGTATCGCTTATATTATCAATTATTTCTTGCATTGGTTTATATACAAATGGTGCTTCATCAATAGTATCTTCATTTACTGATGTCGTATAAATATCTTTCATACTTTCTTTATATTCATCTAAATTAAAAGTTTCTTTTGCTTTCATTCTAGACATTATTCTACCTGCTCCGTGTGGTGCTGACTGATTCCAATCATCATTGCCTTTTCCTACACCGATAATACAGCCGTCCCTCATATTCATTGGTATTAATACCATTTCACCTTTTTTAGCAGATATAGCACCTTTACGAACTATGTTATCTTCAAATGATATATAATTATGTATTGTTTCAAAATACCAGAAATCTTTTTCAATCATATCTTGAGTACACCAACCACAAGTGAGCATTGTTTTTTCTCTTAATCTTACACTTTTATATCCTTCATAATATGGTAATTGAAAATAATTACATAGTATTTGCTTTGCTATACATAAACGATTATCTTTAGCAAATTCTTGACATATTTTCATATCGTGTAAGTAATTTCCCCTATATTGTCCTTCCAAATATGCTAGATCCTTTGGTATTTTCTTATGATCTATTTTATATTCTTCTCTTAATTTTATTAAAGCAGATTGTATTTCTTGTTTTCTGCCCTGTTCTTTATATGTTTTAATTAATTCTTGTTGTTTTTCTTTATACTCACCAATATTATAATTACATAATTGATTAGCTAATTCTTGATAATACTCTGCTACTTGTTTTCCTAAATTTCTTGAACCTGTATGAATTACTAAATATTTATTATTATCTTCATCAATATCAATTTCAATAAAATGATTACCACCACCAAGTGTTCCAATACTTCTTTCTAATCGCTTTGTATCTTTCAGTTCTCTATAACACTTCAAATCTTGTAATTCTAGAAATTTATATTTTCTTTCATCATGAACTTCAAATCCACTGGGAACATATTCTCTGATAATCTTATCTAATCTCTCTAAATCTAAATCAATAGTGCCTAATTCAACACATAACATGCCACAGCCAATGTCAACACCAACAATATTTGGAATCACTTTATCACCTAAATTACCAGTAAAACCAATTACACACCCTTTACCAGCATGAACATCTGGCATTATACGGATTTTACTATCTTTAAATGCTTCTTGGCCTAATAATTCATTAATTTGATTTATTGCTTCTTGTTCAATATCATCAGTAAATATTTTTAAGTCTTTCATTTAATCACAACACCATTCCCCTTCATCAAAGCAATCCGGAGCATCTGTCCCGTTGTAATAGCAATAAAATACATATCTTAAATCATTACTTTTTATATCAGTACTTATTTTTTGAAAATCTGGTAAATATTTATCTATTTCCTCTTGTGTTAATTTTCTCGAATTTCCAAAATCACCACAAATAGTATCATAAGTCTTTTTTAAAACGATATCTAAATAATCTTCATTCATAGATACATCAAATTCCATATCATAATTTAAGTTATAATCTTGCTTTAATGTCTTTTCATCATCAAAACGATAATCCCATAATTTATCTCTTTCTTCATCAGATAATTTCTTTTTAATCTTATATCTGATTGCTTTTTTACTTACATAACTACTCATTTATTCCACCTCATTTAATAACCATAATAATGTTTCTAACTCTGTTCTCATTGAACATTTTGGATTTTTCTTTAAATAATCTATTCTCTCTCGAATATCTTCTTCATTTTTAATTGATTTATATTTTTGATAAAAGTTATATAGCAATTTATATTGATTGTACATTTCATATAAGGCATACATATTGTCTTTTATACTATCTTTGCCATTCATAGAATTTCCACGCTTTCATAAACGATATAAGAAATATCTTTACCATCGTATTGTTGTAATATTGGAAATTTTTCTAAATCCTTCTTAGGAATATTGCCATCAAATGTTCTATATTCCCTAGCTGACATAATTGGACTAGTTTTTAATAATTCTAATTTGATATTTTTTTCTATGTATTGATTTATTTCCGTGTATATGTTTTTGTATTCGTAAGAATAGTTATAATCTATTAACTCTCTAGCTCTATTTATAAAATCATCACTATCTTGTTCAATAATTGATAAGGCTATATTATTATTATTCCGTTTATAATCTAGCAATTCTTTTTGTCTATTTGAATTATCTTCGTATACTAAATAACTTCTTGTATCATTATTTTTCAAATTATATTCTAATAAATCATATAATCTTAAAATATGATGATGCTGTTTAGGATCGAATCCCCATTTTTCAAATTCACTATGTTTACTAGGGTATTCATGGGTTAGTGCTTTTCTTTTTTCATACATAGCGCCTAAAATACTCTTCAAATTTGGTCTAAATTGTTTAAATAACTCCTTTATGTATTTATCTCCAATAGAATATTCAGTATCTATTGATTCCACATAGCTAAAATTACCTTTTTTTATAACATCATAGAAAGTTATTAAATCTTTAACATCTATGTTACCATTTTCACATTCAATAGTCGTACTTGTCACTTTTCTAAATATAATATCTTGTAATGTAGGTAATATAATTGCCTTAACATCTATATCACTCTGTTCATCACTTAAATTATAGTTTTGACTTCCGTATAGCCCAATATAAATAACCTTATAGCCTCTTTCTTCTAATATTTTCTTTCTATTGGCTAATTCTTTAAATATGTCAGTTTTATACATCATTCTTCCACCTCACTTCTCAAAGCCGATAGTTTAAATTCATTGTAAGTTGATAAATATATTCTTTTACCTCTCATAGCAAAATATGGATTTATCATTAAACATTTTTGATTTTTCTTATATGGTACTTTATGAATAATATCATCAGCTATTAGACCTTTTAATTGTCTTTTTATAGTAGTTTCACTTACTTCACATACCTTTGATAAATCTTTTAATCGAATAATTTTACCATTATCATAGCAACATATATTGTCCATATAACCAATATGGCAAGTTAGATAAGGCAGTATTGAATATTTTTTACAATATTTATCAAATATTTTAGGATTGATTTTGATAAAATGATATTTTATATCGGTAGTATCATTTAGATATTCCAATGTACCCTTACGAAGAATCTTATCTCCATCTTCTAATGACACTAATTTATCTGAATCTTCTATTTCTTTTAAGACGACACCATTTTCATCCACTAAATATGATTTTGTCATTAATTATTTATCTCCGTTCAATTCCGTTTAGTTCTGTTCACTATTTCTTTGTATTTTCTTCTTATAAATGGAACATTTGAGTACTTACATTCGGGACAAAATACACCAATACAATCTGGCGTTATATAACGCATTTCTTCTTCTTTATAAGTAAATACACACCCACAAATTCGGCATTTAATTACATAAACTTGTTTATCAGGTGGTGTTTTAGTTCTCTTTTTAATTATTTTCATTATTTATAATCTCCTAACTAAAATTTCTATCAGTAAATCTATAACCATTTACATTTTTGGAATATTCACCGTCTTTTTCTTTTTGCTTTTTCTCAACTAAATCTAAAAAGTCTTTTACTGATATCTCTTCATCATATTCATTTAAAATTACAATGTCATTATTATTTTCTAAAAATTCTTTCCATTGCTCAAAAGTATGTATCTCTAAATCCCAGTCAAACGAATTATATTTATTTATTTCTTGGAATAGAAATTTCCAACCTGCACTTGATTTACCAATATGTAAAGGTTCATTTATTGTAGGTTTTTTCTTTACTGCGTAGTAGTTTGTTCCCATTATTTATCATCTCCTATTTTAAACTTAGCATATTTTATATTTTCAATAAAACCTCTAAATGTTAACTGTTTTCTTTCATCACGGCAATCATAAAAATATAATGTTCCATTTTTATAAAATAATGGGGCAACAAAATCACTTGCATATATTTTTGTTCCTTCCTTAAGTTTTCCTTTTTTTATCATTTTAAGTAATTTAATATGTGATATATTATATTTATTTCTTTTCATCTGATACTCCTATTATTTCTTTGTATTTTTGCAAACATTGTTGTAATGGTACAACATTTCTTATAAACGCAGTTAGAGTTGTTGATTTTTTCCTTTTCTTCTGAATTTCATCTCCTAAATAATTTATAAACTCTTTTTGTTGAGTTTCTAATACATCTAATTTTAAATCAGAATTATGCCTCAAATTGTGTTCTTCAGTATAAGAAGTTATTGTATTTTCAAGTTGTTTCTTTAATTCACTATATCTATGTGCTAAATTCACATAAGCACAATATTCTATATAAGTATCTTCTAATATTTGTTCTCTTGTAATATCTTCGTAATAACTTTTATAATCTTCCAATGTTTTTAAATTATAAGCTTTTGGTACTTTTAAATGTTTCTTTAATTCTTGATTTTCTTTTAATAAGGCTTGCATTGCATTTATATCTGTTTGATTTAAATCTGCTTCATCTAGTTGCCATGCTTCTATTAGTGTTTCTATTTGTTGTATACTTTCTTCAATATTCATCACTATCACCTCTAATCAATATCTTTTTTATCTAACCATTTATAGAATTTTTTTAAATCCTCTTTTGTTTCAATTCTAAAAGATTTATCTTTTCCACTTTGTCTAGTTTTTAAATAAAATACAATTCCATCTCTAGTGTCTAAAGTAAACCATAGTTTAAAATCTAAATATTTAGGCATTTTTCTATGTTCCATAAATGCTGAACATTGTTTCCAAGAATTATGTTCCATTACATAATCAATTAAGTCTTTTAAATCTTGACTATTCATTATTATTACACCTCATTTTTTCAACGTCTTCGCTATCATATTGAGTATTACTCATTGATATTTTATTTTTTTCTTGTGAAATTGTATTTACTATAAAGGCAATTGTATTTTTGGGTATTTTGATTTTAACTTCAATTTGCTCTAAATCATTATCTTGCCATTTATTCATTACTATCACTTCCTTGAAACCATTTTCTCAATTCATAATTAGTTCTTAATTCATCAACTATCATACACATGAACGAAACACCTATTATAATTAACAATATACAGCCAATTATTTCTATCACTTGTTATCACTTCCTTGTTCCTTTAATAACTTTATAAATTCATTTAAAGAATCTATACCTTGTTGCTGTATATCTATTTCTTCTATGCATGGACTCATCATTTATCACTTCTTTCTATTTCTTGCATTTCATCTAATAAATCATCAATTTCAAACCACAATCCCCCATTATAGCATTGCTTTTTTAAACCACTTCGGCTTTTTGCTATTTCTTTTAATTTATTCCAATTATCTTCTA